AACGTTTTACTAACAAAGAACAGGATTGGGTTCGAGAGTATTACCCAGACCTTAAATGTGGCTGGAGTTATGCTTGCCAAGTCATTGATACTAATGATGGTAAGTTAAAAGTAGCAAACCTAAAGAAAAAACTATGGGAGCAGACTATTACTGCTGCTGAAGATCTTGGAGACCCTACGGATAGCGACACTGGTTGGGATGTTTGTTTCAAACGCGTTAAAACAGGGCCGCTTCCTTACAATGTAGAGTATCAACTCCAAGCATTAAAGTGTAAGCCAAGGGCTCTAACTGAAACTGAAGTACAAACTATAGCTGACATTAAGTCTATGGACGAAGTTATGCCTCGCCCAACTGCTGATGCGCAAAAAGAACTTCTTGACCGTCTTCGCAATTCCGGACAAGAGAACGACGACGAAGCCCTAGAAGCTGAGTTTAGCGTAGGATGATTCTATATACGGCCGACTGGCACTTAAAACTGGGGCAAAAAAATGTTCCAGTCAAGTGGGCACTAAACCGTTATCAGATGTTCTTTGAGGAAATCTACAAGTTAGAAAAACAATGTAATATGCATATAATAGGGGGCGATCTATTTGATCGCCTTCCTAATATGGAAGAACTAGAACTCTACTTTTCGTTTATTCGGAAAGTAGGCATTCCAACTATTATATATGATGGAAACCATGAGGCAACTAAAAAGAATAAAACTTTTTTTACTCAACTAAAGCAAGTTTCCAGAGATATAAACCCTCTTATCAATATAGTAGATATATCGTATATTGATGCAGACTTAGGGTATGGCATATTACCTTATGCAGATTTACACCGTAAAGGAAGCATAGATCATTTTGATAGTAGAATGCCTTTATTTACTCATGTTAGAGGTGAAATACCTCCACACGTTAAACCTGAAATAGACTTAGACTTACTAGCAGACTTCCCTGTAGTATTCGCAGGAGATCTACACGCACATAGTAATACACAACGCAATATTGTGTACCCGGGAAGTCCAATGACTACATCTTTTCATAGAGCCAAGGTAAAAACTGGATACCTATTGATTAATGAGCAAGATTGGAGTTGGATGTGGGAAGAACTCACCCTTCCACAACTTATAAGAAAGACAGTATCAGACCCTTCTGATATGATAGCTACTGATTTTGATCATACTATCTACGAGATCCAAGGAGACATACAGGATTTAGCAGGCATTAAAAATACTGAGTTACTCGATAAGAAAGTAGTAATACGAAAGTCAGAAGCGGCTCTGATTATAGATAAAGATATGACTATTGAGGAAGAATTAGTAGAGTATCTATCTTATATTTTAGAGATTTCACAAGATAAAATACCGGATATATTAGGGACTTACAATGATTACGTTACAAACTCTGAAATGGGATAACTGCTTCAGCTATGGCTCTGGTAATGAATTGCATCTTAATGATAATACCGTAACACAGATTATTGGTACCAACGGCATGGGTAAGTCTTCTATACCGTTAATCATTGAAGAGGCTTTATTCAATAAAAATTCTAAAGGCATAAAGAAAGCAGACATACCAAACCGTTATGTAAATGACGGATACAATATTTCACTCTCTTTTACAAAGGACGATGATAGATATGAAGTTATAATTCAACGTAAGTCTAATATCAAAGTAAAATTTCTAAAAAATGGTGAAGATACGTCTAGCCATACAGCTACTAATACATATAAAAGTATTCAAGAAGTAATTGGAGTTGACTTTAAAACCTTTTCTCAGTTAGTATATCAAAACACTAATGCAAGTTTGCAGTTTCTTACTGCTACTGATGCTAACCGTAAAAAGTTCCTTATAGATTTATTACACCTAGAAAGATACGTTGAATTGTTTGAAGTATTCAAAGAGGCTTCGAGAAGTGTTACTTTACATACAGCAGGTATATCTGCTAAATTAGCAACTATCGAAAACTGGCTTCAAACTAATAAATTGAGTGATACCAATATACTACCTCTATTAAATTCTGATATTAATACATCTGAAGATGAAAAGACTTTGCGGTCTTTAATGGTAGAAGTTGAAAATATCTCAGATAAAAATAAAAAAATTGCTAAAAATAATCAATACAAGTCGATGTTACAAGCCATAGACATAGCTGCGATTCAAAACTCCCCTATAACAGCTTTAGAGTCGTATGATATGATACAAGAAGAACTAGGCACGTGGGCTGCAGTCGCTACGGGTGCTCAACGAACTCTTACTCAATTGAGGGCAATTAAAGACGAGTGTCCTACTTGCTCACAGCCTATTGACATATCTGCTGAATTGAAAATGGTAGCAGCAGCTACTCTTGAACATAAGAGTGCTTCTGATAAAATGGGGGGTATTAAGCCTCTCATACAACAAATCAAAGATAACAATGCTATTTTTGTAAAGAATGATAAAGATAGACAAGATTGGGAAAACTTGTATCGGTCTATTGATAACACTCTACAAACTCATGCTGTGGATCGTGAAAAGCTTGATACAGAAATTTCTACACTACAAGACCGATTAATTCTATTAAAGAAAGAAAAAGCGGAGTTGTATGTGGAGAACGAAAAAAGAACTCGAAGCAATACACGAATCCAAGTAGTACAAGAACAAACTGACGCATTTCTTGCACAATTAGAGACTTGTCAGAAAGAGTTAGAAGTACAAAATAAATTAGAATCTAACTTAGAGGTACTAAAGAAGTCCTTTAGCACAAACGGACTTCTTGCGTATAAGATCGAAAATCTTGTAAAAGAACTGGAAGAGCTTGCAAATGAATACCTTGCAGAACTTTCAGACGGTCGCTTCACACTAGAGTTTATCGTTTCAAATGACAAGCTCAATGTGCAAATAACCGATAATGGAAACATAGTAGATATTCTAGCCCTTTCTTCTGGAGAACTTGCTAGAGTTAATACGGCTACTCTAATAGCTATTCGTAAGCTAATGAGTAGTATTTCAAAGTCGAGAATCAATGTATTATTTTTAGACGAAGTTATCAATGTCCTAGATGATGCAGGGCGAGAAAAGATGGTGGAAGTACTACTTGGTGAAGATTTAAACACTTATATAGTATCACACGGCTGGACTCACCCTTTACTAGAAAAAATTGAAGTCGTCAAGAACGGAAACGTCAGCGGACTGGAGTAATATGAGTGCAGGTAGGAGAAGACTTTGGTGGAGACACCTTAAAGCAAAAGAAATATTAGATAAAGATAAAAAAGAACTCACTAAAACTGAGGAAGAAAAGGAAGAGGAAGATGGTAGACTCAAGAGCAAAGGGAGCAAGGGGAGAGTATCTAGTCCGTGATATGCTTCGTGATTCTACAGGATTGAAGTTCGAGAGAGTCCCTGCATCAGGGGCTCTTGAGTACTTGAAAGGGGACTTGTATGTTCCTAACCAAAGAAATCATTTCTGTATTGAAGTAAAAAACTATAAGGAGTCCCCTTTAAACGATAAAATTTTTACACAACCTAAGACAAGTAATCTTATTCGTTGGTGGAAGAAAGTAGTAATACAAGCGGCAGGAGGCGATCAAAAGCCTATGCTATTTTTTAAATATGACCGATCTAAAGTATTTGTATGTACAGAAATGAAGCCTGTAAACACAGACCACTTCTTGTATGTAGCATTTCTAAACTGTTATGTACTACTAGCAGAAGATTGGTTGAAAGCAGAAAAAGCGGAGTGGATAGGTGGCTTTTAGTTTTAATGAAGCAACAGAAGGAAAAAAAGGTGCTACTCTTATTGTTGATGCACTGAACTTAGCATTTCGTTGGAAGCATCAAGGTAGAACAGACTTTAGAGACGATTATTTACAGACAGTACGCTCTTTAGCACAATCTTACAAGTGCGGTAACATTATTATAACCGCTGACTGGGGGTCTTCTAGCTATAGAAAAGAGATACTGCCTGAATATAAACAGAATCGAAAAGATAAATATGCTACACAAACAGAGGAAGAAAAGCAGGCATTTGCAGACTTCTTCGAGGAGTACGAGGAGACATTAGAACTACTTGCAGACTCTTATAAAGTTTTACGATATCAAGGTGTAGAGGCAGATGATCTTGCTGCCCACCTAGTAAAACAAAAGAAAGAGTACGGATTAGAAGAGATTTGGTTACTATCAAGTGATCGAGATTGGGACTTATTAATTCAAGATGGAGTAAGTCGTTTTTCTTATGTTACTCGTAAAGAAGTTACAATAAGTAATTGGCATGAACATTATGCCGTAACACCTGAAGAGTACATCTCTTTTAAGTGTTTAACAGGAGATAAAGGGGATAACGTTCCTGGAATCAGTGGTATAGGTCCAAAAAGGGCCGAGCAACTTATAAGTCAATATGGTGATGCAATGACTATATACGACAATGTTCCTATAGAAGGGCATTATAAATATATACAAGAGTTAAATCAAAATGCAGAAGTACTGCTAAAAAATTATGAGTTGATGGATTTAGTAACATATTGCGATGATGCAATAGGCAAGGACAATGTGTCCAATATTCGGGAGAAGATGGTGTAATGGATCAGTATCAAAGTTTTATACACAAGAGTCGATATGCTCGTTGGCTAGACACAGAGAATCGCAGGGAAACCTGGGAGGAAACTGTAACCAGGTATGTAGATTTCTGGAAGGCTAGAAAGCAGTTAAATGACAAGGACGGAGCGGAAGTATGGGACGCTATTCATAAAATGGAAGTTATGCCCTCTATGAGATGTATGATGACCGCAGGAGAAGCTTTAAACAGAGATAACGTAGCAGGATTTAATTGTAGCTACTTGCATATTGATCATCCACGAGCTTTTGATGAGCTTATGTATGTCCTTATGTGCGGAACTGGCGTAGGTTTTAGTGTTGAACGTAATTTTATCAACAAACTACCAGAAGTAGCAGAAACGTTTCACAAAACAAGTTCTACTATAGTTGTAAGTGATAGTAAGCTAGGGTGGGCTAGTGCCTTTCGAGAATTAATTGCTATGCTTTACGCAGGTAAACTACCTGAATGGGACATGAGCCGAGTTCGTCCAGCAGGTGCAAGACTTAAAACTTTTGGAGGTCGTGCAAGTGGTCCGGAACCTTTAGTTGATTTGTTTAATTTCTGTGTCAGTATCTTTCAGAAATCTGCAGGTAGAAGACTGACTAGTATTGAGTGCCACGATGTATGCTGTAAGATCGCAGATATTGTAGTAGTAGGTGGAGTGAGAAGATCTGCTTTGATTAGTTTATCAAATTTATCAGACCAACGTATGTCAAAAGCTAAATCAGGCGATTGGTGGAGAAATGAAGGACA